AACTATGAGAGATTACACTATTTAGATTCAAAAGATTTTGAGGCGGTGATCTTAGACGAAAGCTCAATCCTAAAAAACTTTGACGGCAAAATTAAAGTGCAAATAACAGCCTTTGTTAAGAAAATAAAGTATAGATTTTGCAGCACTGCAACTCCTGCTCCTAACGATTATATTGAATTTGGAACAACAAGCGAGGCTTTGGGATATATGCCTTATATGGATATGCTTTCAAGGTATTTTGCAAACAATGAAAACAATATAAGACCTCAAGAAATTGCAACAAAATGGTACTTAAAACCTCATGCAAAAGTCGATTTTTTTTCATATGTTAATCAATGGTCGATTAATGCAAAAAGCCCTAAAGATTTGGGATTTGATGATGACAGATATGTACTACCAAAATTAATAGAAAACAATCACTTTGTTAAGAATGATAAAAATTGGGTTATTAACGGTCAAATTCAAATGTTTAATGGAATTGCTAAAACAATGAGCGAGGTTAGAGAAGAGCAAAAGGCAACAATTACAAACAGATGTGAAAAAGCCTACGATATAGCAAAAGACAAAACTTCCGTTTATTGGGTAAATTTTAATGATGAATCTAAAATGCTAAATGACATTGATAAAGATGCAGTAGAAATTATAGGAGGCATGAGCATTGAAAAGAAAGAAGAGATTTTACTAGGCTTTTCAAGCGGTCAAATAAAGCGTTTAATAACTAAGCCTAAGATTACTTCTTTTGGATTAAATTGGCAGCATTGCAATCATTCTATATACTTTCCTACATGGTCTTATGAACAGTATTACCAAGCTGTTAGAAGATTTTGGAGATTTGGTCAAAAGAAAAAGGTAATTATTGATAGGGTTTTGTCTGATGGACAAAAAAGAGTGCTAGATGCTTTAAAGTATAAAACCGAAAAGGCAATAGAATTTAACAATCAGATAAAAAAGAATATTCAGTCTACTAACACAATACAATTAAATAAAGAATTTAATCAACCAATAATAACTCCTAAATTTTAAACAATGTATAAAGTAAAAGATCAAATACACGAAGAAAATTACAGCCTTTATAATGGAGACTGTATGCACGTATTACCAACTCTAAAAGACAACAGCGTTGACTTAAGCATTTACTCTCCACCTTTTGCAGGGCTTTATAATTATTCAAGCAGCCCAAATGATATGAGTAACTGCGAAAACAAAGAACAGTTTTTAGAGCAATATGAGTTTTTAATTGCCGAAATAGCAAGAACAACAAAACCAGGTAGAGTTACGGCAGTACATTGTCAAGATATTATTACTCAAACAACGGCTCACAATTTATGGGATTTTCCACATGAGATAATAAGACTTCATTTAAAATATGGATTCACATACAACAATCGCATTACAATATGGAAAGAGCCTTTAGAGGTTAGAATGAGAACTATGGTTCAATCATTGATGCATAAAAACATTGTAGAAGATGCAACAAAGTGTTTTACAGCTATTCCTGACTATTTATTAGTATTTAGAAAAGGTGGTGAGAATAAAGTTCCTGTAACTCACGAAAACGGTTTAGAGCATTATTTTGGTAAAACACCAATGCTACCTGAAATGGAAAAAAAGTATGGCAAATGGGAAGATTTATTAATAAAATACAAAAACCATCAAGATCATAAAACTAACAAAAAGGCTCACGTTATTTGGCAGCGTTATGCTTCTAGTGTTTGGGATGACATTGATGGCAGAAATGTATTGCCTTTTAGAGATAGTAAAGAAGAAGACGACGAAAAGCACGTACACCCTTTGCAATTAGATGTAATTGATCGCTGCGTTCAGCTTTGGAGCAATCCAAACGAGGTTGTATTAACTCCGTTTATGGGAGTTGGTAGCGAGGTTTACAGCCCTGTTTCACAAGGCAGAAAAGCAATAGGAATAGAGCTAAAAGATAGCTACTTTAAACAAGCGATTCAGAACGTAAAAGAAGCTGAAAAAAGGTTTGAGAAAAAGAACAAACAGCTTTCAATAATTTAGTATCTTTGGTAAAGTGTGTGGTGGCACTACGAAGATATTTTAATAAAGCCCTTTAACAAGTAGAGCCCACCACCTCGAAAGTTAAAGGGTTTTTTTTATGAGCGAAAGACAAGCATTTAAGTTTTACAAGTCATATTTTGATGTTTACAATGAATTATCTAAAGATGATAAGTTAAAGTTTATTGATTCATTATTAAGAAAGCAGTTTTATGGTGAAGAGCCAAATTTAAAAGGAATGGCACACTTTGCGTATCTTTCTCAAAAACATTCAATTGATAAGCAGGTAAAGGGATTTGAGGATAAAACAAAAACAAAATTAAGACCTATTCAAGACCCTATGCAAGGGGGTATTATAGGGCGTTCAATAGACCCTAAGCAACAAGAACAAGAGAAAGAACAAGAGAAAGAACAAGAACAATACCCTTTTGATAGTTTTTGGAAAATCTACGATAACAAAAAAGGTAAGGATGCAGCACAAAGGAAATGGAACAGGTTAAGCGACAAGGATAAAAAAGCTATACTTGAACATGTACCGAAATATGTTAAGGCAACTCCCGATAAACAATTTAGAAAACATCCAACTACTTATTTGAATCAAAAGACTTGGTTAGATGAAGAGTTGCCAAACCAAAAACAGGAGCAAAAGAAAACACCAACAAACTACAAAAAATCCCTCTACTCATGATAAACGACAAAATTCTTAAAGGTGCTTACGACCTGAAAGCCGAATTAAATGAGCATAGGCGTATAGGCTCGTTACGAGGTGCAAGCACAGGACTAACGAAAGCAGACCAATTTATAAGTCTGAAAAAAGGTTATCCATTTATGATTGGTGGGATAGGTGGAAGTGGTAAAACAGAGCTTACATTTGAGTTAATCATTCAATCAATAATATTACATAAGTGGAGGTGGTTAATTCTATCTCCTGAAACGGGAAATGCAGTTGAAATATACACTTACCTAATTTCAAAACTAAATAGAGGTAAGGAGTTTTTTAAGGGTGAATACTCAATGAATGAAAAGGAATATTCAAAGTTGTTAATGTGGCTGCAAAAGTATGTGAAGGTGTTAGATGTTGAAGATGGTTGGGAAGATGTAATGAAAGGAATAGACCTAAACCTGTCAAACTATTTTGCGTACATCGAAAAGGCTGAAAAAAAGATGGGAGCTAAATTTGATGGGTTGTTGATTGATCCGTTCAACGAGTTAGATATTGACCTTGACCAATCTATAATGAGAACGGTAAAGGATGAGTTGAAAATCTTATTGAGGCACACAAAGAAAAACAATTACTTCACAATCCTAACCAACCACGTTAATGATGTAAGGTCATTCAACAAAAAAGCAGATGACGGCACGATGTTTCGTTACACGCCACCTGCAAAGAAAGAAGAATGGGCGTATGGGATGCAGTTTAGTAGGAAAGGCTATCAGATGATAACCATGTACGAGCCGCACCCACATATCGTTGATGAATTAGCAGCTCAGGGAGATGTAGAAATGCAACACGCATCAATGAATGATTACAACGTAAGAGAAGCAATCGTTCAAAAATCAAAGCCTAATGGAGTTGGAAAGCGTGGTATATTTAGGCTGTTTTGGGATTGGAAAATGAAAAGATATTATGAGGTTGATGATATTGGTAAGAAAAAAAGTATTAAATTTCCTGAACTATGAATGAACTAATCGAAGAAGAAGCAAAAGCAGCGGATGCGAAAGCTCAATTGTCAGCAATCCTTTCAAATATTACCGTAAAAGCACCCGATCATTGGACAGTTAAAGGTTTGAAAATTGTAGAAAGACATTTATACTATCAGCATGAGGAAATTATTAAGCTAAAAAAAGAAATAAAATTTCAAGAAAATCAAATTGAAGAGTTGACGAAGTGGGGTGAAGATTAACGCTCGAAGGCTAAGGTGTGGCAACGTGCATACGTTGTCGATAGCCTTGTTTTGCACGTTGCTGAACTTTAGGCTATGATATACACAGCGTGCTTGCGGCACACAAGAAAGAACTTAAACGCTCATGCTATTGAAAGCAACTGCAATAGCCTTCAAGCGATATACTAAATCAGTTGCAGAAGAATTTTTTAATTATGGGTAAAAAAATATTGAAGTTAATTATAACCGATTACAAAAAAATAACCCATTATGGGGATATGGAAATGGAGGGCGATTGCTTTATCAGGCACTATAATGGAAAGGCAATATTTGTGAAACTCTTTGGGTTATTTTGGATTGAATATAAAAGTTTCAGATTACTATAATTAAAAAATGGGTGCAACGAGCCGCAAGGCGATTGAATATATCGTTGAGTATAACCGTAGTAGCGGATTTAAAGGCACAAATGATTGAGTTAAACCAAATATTAATAAAATGCAATAGTGTTAAAACTAAGCACTACAACCGCTATTGCTGTTATACATTGTTGTGGTGCGTTTTTTATTATGGATATTACAGGAAAAGCAGTAGAAATAGAAACGCCACAGGCATTACATACAGCTGATGTTGGGCGTAGTTTATTTAATCACATTAGAAACCGAATTGATAGGCTTAACGAAGAGTTGGAACGAGTGAAGCCCTTTTCACAAGCGGAACTAAATTTGGACGATAGAAAATCAAAACTGCTAAAAGCTCTAAACGCATTAGAACGAGAAGGGCTTCTTTAAATTACGCCCAACGGTTTGGCTAAAGTGCGCTGCCATTAAAACGCACTAAACTTTTAAATTTAGAACTATGCACAAAGAAAACCCACAAGCCCAGCACACAAGTGACAACGGCAATGCAACTTTAGGTGTTGTTAGTAAACGTGCTTTCGTTAATGGGATGAAGAATATAGCAGCTATGATTCAGCTTTTGAAAATAGAGATGATTTAAGCACTTATCGAGAAACTGTTGAGATTGTCAGGCATGTTTGCTAACGTTTAGTATATGATTTCGGTGGCGATTGATTGCAGAACTTTTCGCATACCGACAAACTTACAAGACTGCACAGTGGTTCAAATTGACACCTTAACGCCACTGAATTATATACATTGTTAGGGTGCGTTATTTTATGAAACATTTAGAAGTTAAAGTACAAGATGTAGTTGATGGTAAGGAAAAATCACCCTTGCCATTAGAAGTAATACCTAACTATATGGGTATAAACTTATGTTCGGTTGATAGTATTGAATGGGATGAATATGATGATGGACAGATTGGTAAACTGATTATTAACTTTATACCCAAAGTAAAAGAAGGGTGATTTTGATAGGGTGTGTTACAAGCTAATGCACCCTAACGGACGAGTATATGGCAAGTTGGGGATTAAATGTGCTGACCTTTCAGCTTGCGAAAAAGTAAATTAATAGCACAAATGTAGCCTATTGGAAATGC